TAGCTCAGTTTGGCTAGAGCGCTTGCTTTGGGAGCAAGATGTCGTAGGTTCAAATCCTATCATTCCGACCATTTTATTGGGCATATGATGTAATTGGCAGCCATGCGAGTCTTAGAAGCTCGTGGAGAAATCCGTGGGGGTTCAAGTCCCTCTATGCCCACCAATTTATAATTTATACGGAAGTAGTCCGGTTAGTCGAGGAAAGCGTCTTGAAAACGCCTGGGGCCATAAACCCTCGTAGGTGCGAGTCCTACTGCTTCCGCCATTTTAATACAACTCCACTTGACAATGGAACCGAAGACTGATATAGTAAGTTATCGTCTCTTGAAGAAATCGGAGTTTGTCAAAATTTTATGGAGGTGACGTAGATAGTCAGGTTTCTACAGCAGTTTGCTAAACTGCCGTGGTCTAAAAGCCACTGAGGGGGCAGCACCCTTCGCCTCCGCCATTTAAAGCGGGTGTGATGTAACGGTAGCCTGGGGCTCTTCCAAAGCCCATGAGAGGGTTCGATTCCCTCTACCCGCTCCAATTTAACTGGGGATTTGCATAATGGTAGTGCGGCAGACTTTGAATCTGCTTGTGGTGGTTCGATTCCATCATCCCCAACCATTTTATATATGTCGGTTAAGGGTGTAATTTTAGAGAAATTGTAATGAGTGATCATCAGTTACAAGAGTAAGAACTAGTGATCGAAAGATCCGTTCATCAAACACCGACAACAATTTAATCGGGATGTAATGTCAAAAGTAGACGGCCTGTTTTGGAGACAGGAGGTTGAGATTGCAAAATTCTCCATCCCGACCATTTTATATGCTAGCTGCAATCTGGTGAGAACGTTGGCTTAGGATTGAACTTAAGTTATCAGCGGTGATGGGTTCGATTCCCGTAGTTTGCGCCGTTTTTTGATTTGACTTATACTATATATTGGTGTAAGATTTTTAAATGGGCTGTTAGTGATAGTGGTAGCACGGGAGCTTTGCAAGCTTTAGGGAAGGGTTCGATTCCCTTACGGTCCACCAAATTTGTAAGCGGGTATGATGTAGTGGTAGCCTGCAACCTTGCCAAGGTCGATGTGCCGGTTCGATTCCGGCTACCCGCTCCATTTTTAAAATATTTTTATATATTTATAAGAATGAATACAAATAAGAAGTTAAATGACTTAAAAAATAAATTGAGTCAATTGCAAGACGAGTTAGAAACCAAGGATAATAATCCGATAGAATCTAATAGAATCCGTCGTGAAATAGAAATTGTTGTTAAAGATATTAAAAGAGAAGAGTTAAAACAACCAGTTTCAGTTGAAAGAGGTAAAGAATTATTTGCAAATATGAGAAAAGAACTGGGTTTAGATGAAACAATTTCGTATAAAGAATTTTTTGATCTTTGAGAATTTATGGGCATATACTGGTCTCGATTTAAGACAATTGACTAGTTAGGCGTGTAGAGGATGATAGTTGGCCTCTTAAAACTTCTATCAAAACATTAACTGCTGAAGATAATGTAATCAGCTACAACTTCACCTCACGTGATGCAGTAGCACTAGCAGCCTAATTTGGCTGCACATTCGATATTATGATGTCTGATAATAATATTGAGTGTAAACTATCAGGCTATATCAACAATTTGATTTGCGTTGTTGGTTGAGTATTTTGTAAATCTTTAGGACAATTAGTTTTGACATTTAATATAATTGTTCTTAACAACTAAAAAATGTATACACACGTAGTCTGATTATGATACTGTTTTAAAGACAAGGGTTCGACTCCCTTTATGTCCACCAATTTCGGTGATAAGTAAAAACAAATAATAAAATATAGTATATGACAAAACAAGAAGCAGAAAAGAAAGTGTATGAGTTGACAGAAAAATTAATCTTTGTAAAGAAAGATTTCAAGGATGTAGCTGCCGGTTATAAAGAGAAGATGAAAGAGATTGAGAGCGAAATTAAAGCTATTGTTGAAGAAACAAGTTCACTTCCATTGGCATCTTCAAAAGATATTGAAGGTGATGATGAATGATTTAATTTATGACTGGTTATCATAAATTTGTACATTAAAACCAAAGTAATAACAATTAAACTATATAGTTAATATGTCTAAAAAGACTAATAAAAAAGAAAACGGTACCGAAAGTAATGTAACTACAGAACAGAAATTTTATGTTGTTACACGAAGTGGGTTGAGAGTAAGTGAGTTAGTATATGCTAATAAGAATGATGCTAAGACTGAATTTGATCATTGGTCTGGTATTGTTAAAAAGTGGCCGGATGGTACTAAAATTGAGTTAGTTGAATACAACGAAACTCGTCATAAAGTATTATAATTTAATAAAATAGTAAATTGATGTAACGCTATTAAAATAACTTTAATAGCGTTTTTTGTTTTTTGTAACAATGTTTTTGATATTTATATTCGTATGCCAAAAGCATCCAAACATAAATTATACTCGTTACCTTCCAATTTCAATGAAATGAATAAGTTCATTGAAGTCAATAAAATTCAAATGATGGAACATATTGTTGCATCAATAGAATATGCAATTGATAAAAAGTTAAGTTTTGTTGAAATATTTAGTTTTAAGAATTCTGACTTTGTTGTTACATTACCAAAGAATCAATTCAAAGAAAATTTGGATAATGTTTACAATTACTATATTGAAAAGGAACAATATGAGTTATGTATAAGGGTTAAAACGGTTGAGAACAAATTAAATTCTATCTTAAATAAGATTACTCATGAAAAAAAAGAAAAACCTTCAAAAAAGCAAAAATGATAGTTCAAACAATAATAACAATGTTGAATATCAAAATAATGAACCCAAAAATGATACAAGCCCTATCGTCTATCAAAGAACAAAATTAAAACATGAGTTATCAATATTTGAACGAGAATTAACAGAAAAACAAAAAGAATTTTTAAATATAGCTTTAAACAAAGATACCAAAATGGTATTTGTTAGTGGTCCTGCGGGTTCTAGTAAAACATATATCACTATATATTCTGCATTAAAATTATTAAATCAAAAGAAAGTAAGTGATTTACTTTATATCAGAAGTGCTGTAGAAAGTGCTGACAGTAAAATTGGATTTTTGCCAGGTGAAGCCGATGAAAAAATGGCTCCATATATTCAACCATTATTGGAAAAATTGGCAGAATTGTTACCAAAACGAGATATTGACAGTCTACAAAAAGAAAATCGTTTGGATAGTATTCCACTTGGATTTTTGAGAGGATTAAACTGGAATGCTAAATGTATTGTTGCGGATGAAGCACAAAACATGACTGTAAAAGAAATAACAACATTGATTACAAGAGTAGGTGAATTCAGTAAAGTTTTTATACTGGGTGATCCGGATCAAAGCGATATCAATGGTAAAAGTGGTTTTACTAAAATAATGAATGCTTTTGACGATGATGAAAGTAAAGAAAATGGTATTTATACATTTAAATTTACTGAAGAAGACATTGTTAGAAGTACTTTGGTAAAATATATTGTTAAAAAATTAAAAAATGTCAAAACATAATGATATATATATCTATTAAAGATATATGTCCAATAGTAAGAAAATTACTGATTTAGCTGCTTATACTGATACACAAGTTCAATCAAATGACTTGTTGTTTATTACAGATATTGCTGCGCAAGAAACTAAAAAAATTACTTCAATAGATCTTGCGGACTATGTAATTACTGCAAAGTCCGCATCTATTTATAATGGTAACTATACTGGTAGTTTTACAGGTTCATTTACTGGCAGTTTTAAAGGTGATTTAAATGGTACTAGTAGTTGGGCAAATAGGGCTTTAGTTGCAGATTCAGTGATAGGTGGATCGGGAGAAGCCAATACTGCATCAAATACTGGTTCTGCAGGGATTGGTGTGTTTTTTGCAAAAAACGGAGTAGATTTATCATTTAAAAAAATTAGAGGATCTACTAATATATCAGTAGTTGATAATTCAATAACTAATACAATAGATGTAGATATATTAGGAAATACTAACATTAGTCCTGGAGGTCCAGTAGGATCAGTACAATTTAATTCTGCTGCAGGAACATTTGGTGGAAATTCAAATCTTTCATGGGATATAAATAATAATAATAAATTATCAGTTGTAGGTGGAATATCCGCTACATCTTTTACATCCAGTATTTCTAATGCAATTGGTTTTGTAGGAACTGCTAGTTACTCTTCTGCTTCATTAAGTTCAAGTTATGCTTTAACATCCAGTTATTCAATCAGTTCTTCAAATGCTATTTCTAGTAGTTATGCAAATGTTGCTTCAAGTTTGGTTGGTGGGATTGGAGCTAGTGTAGTTAGTGTTTTAAACAATGGTGGGACTTATTATAGTTTTCCAATATATTCAGCTGGATATACAAGTGATACAAGTTATATTACTATTAATCATGGTCTTGGAAGAATACCATATATGTTTAAAGTAGTTGCAGTTTGTGTAAATGCGGGAGGAGCTACATCAAGAAGAGCTTCTGACGGAACATATGTAGCTGATTACAATTATTTAGACGAAATTGAACTTACTAATTTTCTAGATGATGATGGAAGTGAAGGTTTAAATCAAGATACACACATTCCATTTAGTATAACTGCTGATTCTAATTCCATTTATATAAATAATCATTATTGGAATTCTATATTAATTGTTATGTCTAAGAAGTTACCCTATGGTTATAGAATTTATACAACTTCAATTGCACCAAGTGGTTATTTGTATATAAATGATTATTGGAAACTAAAAGCTTATGTAATATAAAAATGTATTTTTAATTTAATATGTCAACAACAAGTATAAAAATTAGTCAATTAGATCCAATACCAAATTTAACTGGTAGTGATTTTTTTCCTATTGACCAAAGTAGTTCAATAAAGACTTATAGAGCTAGTCTGACACAATTGCAAGATTTATTTTCAACTGGAAGTTTTACCGGATCTTTAACTGGTAGAATTACAGGAACAGGTACATCTCCTCAATTTGTAGGAACAAGTAGTTGGGCAATTAGTTCTAGTAGATCTATTAGTTCATCATATTCCGATTTTTCCAATAGTAGCAGTTACGCATTAAGTTCTTCCAGAGCAACAACTGCTAGTTATGCATTAAATTCTAGTGCTGGTACTTTGTTTGGTGCGGGAACAACTAATTATATACCTATTTGGACGAACAGTACAACATTAGGATCAACAAACGCATTTTATGCTGAAACTGGGTATTTTACATCTACACAAGATTTAAAAATACAAAAATCAAATCCTGCGTTATTTGTTACAGGTTCTAATGGAGGATATGTGGCAGTAAGAGCCGAATATAATAGTAGTTTAATGTTACAAAGTGCTCAGTCTTCATCTGGAGATTCTTGGGCATTAATTGTAAATGCAGATGGTGCTAATTCTGCACCAGGAACTCCATATGATATTAGGGGAACAATTGATTTAGTTAGTTATAGTGGATCTTCACAATTTGTATCAAAACAAGTTACTGGTGAATCTACGCCTGTATCTTATGTAATGTCGTCAAGATCCAATGGATTATATTTTTGGCCTCAAAAAGGAGCACAATCTTTATCTAGAGATGGTACATTTAATATAGGTGCATCTCCATCTACAATTAATACCAGTTCACGATTAACAATTGAAGTATTTAGTGGCAGCAGTGCATCAAATCCACAAACATATCATTTAAGTAAAGCAATTGAAGTTAGATATGGCAGTTCAAGTTTAAACACTACTTTTTGTGTAAGTAGTAGTGGACAAGTTATTGCAACTGGATACAGTGGAAGCAATTTTAATGCAGTTTCTTTCTACGGAAGTGCAAGTTATGCTTTAAGTTCTTCCAATGCAGTTACTGCAAGTTATGCTTTAAGTTCTAATAATGGGGCAAGTGTACAGTCACATACATCGTCGTTGACCGTCAATAACTATTATAGTGATAGTTATTACACTGCGAGTCATGGTTTAGGTAGAACACCATATTTAATTAACGTAAAACTTGCATGTATTACGAATGATTCTTCTGCAACAGGATACATAATAGGTGATGAAGTATCAGCTGAATCCTTTTTTATACAGGATTTCAGTGATGGTACTTTTCCATCAGATATGATGGGGGAGTGGTCAAATTCTACCTACATAGGCGTAACATTTATGTCGCCCTACCTCGGCCAGGCGAATCGGTACGTATTTAACAAAACTGGAAACATAACCCAGTTCGATGCGACAGCCGCAGCCAAATTTAAAATAAAAATATATTACATGTAATGTTTATTTTTGAAAAATTAGAAAATTTACCAATATTAGATGATTATTTATGTGAATTCAAGAATCAAAATTTTTCAAATAAAATCCTTGAAGGAAAAAATGAAAAGTATTGTTCAGATGAATATCTACATGATATCATCAAGATTGACAAAATAAGAGGAAATAAGAAATATTTAAACTTAATATTTAACAAAACATTATCTGAAAAAGTTAAAAACATCAATGATTTTTTAAGTTTAAAACATACTGATAAAAAAGTGGAACAGTCAGGTCACTTTTTATATCCAAAAAATGGATGTATGGGATGGCATACGAATTCAAATTCTACTGGATTAAGATGTTATATAAATTATTCCGAAAACGGCGATTCTTATTTTAAATATTATGATGTGGAACAGAATAAGACGTACACAACACAAGATAATATTGGGTGGTCAATTAGATATTTTGATGTATATAATGATCCTAATAAATATTTCTGGCATTGTGTTTATTCAAATACTACTCGAATTAGTATAGGATTTAGAATAATTAATAATTTATTACAGTCGAATTCAATTGAATAATTTTTTAATTTTTCTTAATTAATCGATATATGTAAATTATATGAGTTATATGATATTTGTTCAAATTGCTAGTTATAGAGATCCTGAATTAATTCCAACGGTTTTGGATTTGGTTGATAAAGCTAAAAATCCAGAATCATTAAGAATTGTAGTTGCGTGGCAACACGATGACAATGAAACATTGGAACCTATCAAACATTTAATTGAATATATGGATATTCCATATGTTGAAAGTAAAGGTGTATGTTGGGCTAGAAATTTAATTCAACAACAATATAATGGTGAAGAATATACACTTCAATTGGATTCGCATCATAGATTTGTACAAAATTGGGATGAAGAATTGATTAATATGTATAATCAATGTAAAGAAATGGGAAGTGAAAAGCCATTGATTACGGGTTATTTGCCTCATTATGATCCGGATAAAGAAGAATTTTTACAAGAAGTTTGGAAAATGAATCTGGAAAAGTTTATGGAAGATGGTCCAATGTTTTTTATTCCGGAACCATTAACTGAAACATATGATAATCCAATACCGTCAAGATTTTATAGCGGACATTTTGCTTTTACAGATGGTGAATTTAGTAAATTGGTACAACATGATCCAAGTTATTATTTTTACGGTGAAGAAACTAATATTGGTGTAAGAGCATACACCTATGGATATGATTTATACCATCCAAATAAAATTGTTGCATGGCATTATTATACAAGAGAAAAAAGGCCAAAACATTGGGATGATCATATTATAGAAGGAAGTGATTGGAGTAAATTGGACAATGATTCTACAAATAGACACAAAAAATTATTTGGTATGGATGGTTTTGATAAATTGATTGATTCAATTTATAATTTTGGAAATGTAAGAACGATTGAAGATTACGAAACATATGCTGGCATACGATTTAAAGATCGTTATATAAGTGAATATACACAAAATAATTTTTTGCCACCCAATCCAATTGAATAAATTTTTTTGTATTTTTCTTAAAAAGTCAATATATATAAGTTAGATGACTAAAACAGTTATCCTTGTATGTCCCAAAAGGAATACATGAAAATGGGTCTATAATAGACCATTTAAGAAAGGAAAAATATATATGTCAGTAGTAAAATATCAAAATAATCCGTTATTTCGTGCAGTTCATCGTGATGAGTTTTTAACTCCATTTGATCAAATTTTTGATGAATTTTTCAAAGCAAATGCTCCTTCTTTTAGTCAAGACTTTGGTGCAGACTTTTTTGAAAAGGGGTCATATCCAAGAGTAGATGTTATTGACTATAGTGATAAAGTTGTTATAGAAGCCGAAGTTCCAGGTTTAAGTAAACAAGATGTAAATGTTGAAGTGGAACAGAATGTACTTACAGTTAGTGGTGGTAAAAGTAAAAATGTTACGGATTCACAGGGTGGAAAGTATATTAGACGAGAATTGAAACGGTCTAGTTTCCGCAGATCATTTACTTTGGGAGACAATATAGAAAAAGATACAGTATCCGCTACATTTGAAAACGGTATTCTATTAATTACTCTCAATAAAGTAAAACCTGCGACACCTGATGTAAGAAAAGTTACGATTAAGTAACTGGTTATATATTTATTATATACCCTCTATTGTTATAAACAGTAGAGGGTTTTTTCTTTTTTGACTATATATACAGTATGAAAACACAATTTACCTTTGAAAGAATAGTAGGCTTATCCTCGTTATTTATAGCGAGTTGCGCTGCATTTTTTAGTATAATTGGTATAGGTATGTTGTTTAGTGGATCGGCAATAGCATCTATGATTATGGCTAGTTCACTTGAAATTGGTAAATTGGTTGCTACTACATTTTTATATAGATACTGGAAAAGATCACAATTGTTATTAAAGACATATCTTATTTTGGCAGTTATTGCATTGATGTTTATTACATCTTTAGGTATTTTTGGTTATTTAACATCTGCATATCAACAATCTGCAATTGAAAATAAATTGAGTGAAGAAAAA